CGTATCGAAATTCAAGGTTCCGCCCGGATCGCTAGTCCTTGACGTAGCGTTGGTATTTGGTTTGGTCTATGCCATGGGCCAGATTACGGAGCGGTTAGAAGGAATTTCGAAACGTCTGGAAGTTGTCGAGGCGGTCAAGATTCAGCCAGAAGCCGACCGGCGTATTGCCGTGATTGAAGCGCAAATGGCAAGTCAAACCGAACGACTTAAAAGCATAGAAATGAAATTAGACAGAGTATTAGAGCGACGCTAAACAAGGGGGTCGGCTATGGAACTATTCGAAATCTTCACGCGTGCATGGCCGGTTATTCTCGCACTGATTACGCTAATTATCGTGTTGTCTAAACTCGACTTACGAACCGCAGTGTTGGAAGACAAGGTAAAAACGCTATTCGATATGTTGAATCAACGGAACAAATAGCCGCCATGAATATGCAAAAAATTGTTGATATGTTGTTCCCGGTATTACTTGCCGCAGTTGGTTGGTTGCTAACGGAAATTGCATCTTTTAACAACCGCTTGCTGTCTGTCGAAAGCAAAATGCCCGCGCTGATTACCGCCGAGGGCGTGCCGACAGATAGTCCATTGTCGGCAGAAAAACGGCACAGGATGAAAGAAGAAATCTATACCGACATTCACGATTTACAAGTACGTGTAAAATTGATTGAGGAACGAAACAAATGATGACCATGATTTCGACCTTGCTTTCGTTTCTCGCTGGCGGCTTGCCGAAAATTCTGCAAATTTTCCAAGACCGACAAGATAAAAAGCACGAACTAGCGTTAGTTTCGGCGCAAAAGGAACGCGAACTAGCGTTAGCGGAACGCGGCTTTATCGCACAGGCCCGCGTCGAGGAAATCAAAACCGAGCAAGTCGCTATGGAAACAGCCGCCGAGGAACGGGTCGCGCTGTATCAGCACGACATGGAAATTGGCAAAGGCGCGTCGAGGTGGATTATTAACCTTCGCGCCAGCGTTCGACCGGTCGTTACGTATATTTTCGTTTTGGAATTAGTGGCGTTGAACATTGCTGGCGTGTGGTATGCCTACTCGACGGGCATTCCGTTCGTTGAGGCGATGGATAACGTCTTCGGCGACGACGAAATGATTATCCTGTCGTCCATCATTGCATTTTGGTTCGGTAGTCAAAGTTTCCAGAAAAAATGAAAGTTAGTGCGGCGGCAATCGCAATGATCCGCCACCATGAAGGCGTAAGGAACAGGCCGTATTTGTGTCCGGCCAAACTTTTCACTATTGGCATAGGCCATGTGTTGTACCCGGAGCAAGCAAACTTGACTGTATCCGATAGGCTACAGTTTCCGTTACGTCCCGAACATAACCGGATTTGGAGCGATGACGAAGTTAACGCTTTACTTGTTGCGGACCTTGCGCGATTTGAGCGCGGCGTGGCCCGATATTGCCCTGCTGCTACTAATCATCAAGGCCAATTTGACGCACTGGTGAGTTTCGCGTTTAACGTCGGGTTGGGAAACTTGCAGCGGTCTAGTCTGCGAATGAAACACAATCGCGGCGACTACGAAGGCGCAGCCGAAGAATTTATGAAGTGGACCAAGGGCGGCGGTCGTGTACTGCCGGGGCTGGTTAAGCGTCGACTGGACGAACAACGGCTATATATGCGGGGGTTACATGGCGCGACGTAACGACGGCATTCCTTCAAGTTTTATGGTCGCAGCGCACAAAATCGAGGTTGTCACGGTTCCCGTTAAGAAGTGGAAGCACGGGAAAAACTGTGTGGGAATGTATTTGCCGAATGAATATCGCATCGAAATCATTGGATCGTTAAAGGGGTCGAACAGGCAGCAGACATTTGTTCACGAATTGCTGCATTGCATCACTGACATTGCTGGTTATCACGAACTGTGCAGCGATGAAGTCTTTATCGACTCGACCGCGCATCTACTCGCGCAAGCATTAGTTACATTCGAGCCATCTACTTATGACAGACCGAAGACCTAAAAACCTAATATCGCAAGACGTATACGAAGCGTTTTGCCGAAACGACAGAAACGTATCGGCAACCGCCCGCGAATTAGGACTTCACCGCCAAACCGTAATTTCTCACGTTGACCGAGTGGAAAACGGCGACACGCGCAAGATTAAAGGCGACAACGAACTAATCTACCTTCGCCAACAGGTTAAGCAATTAGAAAAGCAGAAACTAACTGACGAAGCGGTACGCGCCGAACTGCTGAAGGTAGCCGCAGCCACGCCGAAAACGCCGGACTGGTTAACCAAGCCGAGCAAACCCGCAACCGACTTTATGGGTGTGCCGACGCTGTTTGCGTCAGACTGGCACTTTGGCGAGGTTGTACGGCCAGCCGAAATCGGCGGCGTGAACGAATACAGCATGACGATAGCGAAGGAAAGAGCGCGAACCTTTATTAACGTCGCCATCGACCTATTGCGTAACCACTTGCGTGGCAAATATCCGGGCGTCGTTTTCGCGTTGGGGGGCGATATGCTGTCCGGCGATATTCACGAAGAACTGTCGGAGACTAACGAGGTTCCGACCATGCCCGCATTGCTGGAGTTGGTCGGCGTGCTGGCGTGGTGCATTCGCACGCTGGCGGACGAATTCGGAAACGTATTCGTGCCGTGCGTGACCGGAAACCATGGTCGGACCAGCCGCAAGCCACGCGCCAAGCGGCGCAATCACACTAACTTCGATTGGTTGCTATACCAACTGTTGCAGCGATACTTCGAGAACGACAAACGCGTGACCTTCCTGATTCCAGAGGGGCCGGACGCGTACTTTATGATTCACAGCACGCGCTACTTGCTAACCCACGGCGACCAATTCCGAGGTGGCGATGGCATGATTGGCGCACTAGGACCGATTAGCCGTGGCGATAAAAAGAAACGCGCACGCAACGGACAAACCGACCGATCATTCGACGTAATGATGCTAGGCCACTGGCATCAATACATCCACCTAACGCGATTCGTGGTGAATGGATCGCTGAAGGGCTACGACGAATACGCCGACGCTAACAACTTCGACGTTGAGCAAGCACAGCAAGCCATGTGGATTACGCATCCACAGCACGGCATCACGTTTCGTATGCCGATATTCGTACAACGCAAAACGACTACGGAAAAAACAGAATGGGTGTCCTTACCCAAGAGCAATTAGACGAACTGTCGTATTGCGAACACGACCGTTGCCAGAATTGCCATTTCTTCAAGTACCGCAACGCGGCGTTTTGTTGCACGCATCCAGCGGTAAATCAGCCGCTCGACGGCGACTGTTTATGCGACGGGTTGCTGTTTATTTCTTCACGACCTTACGCACGGCAGCATTGCGCCGACTAGCCGACTTGGGCGGTTGCGGCTTTTGCGGTTCAATTCCCGTAACCAGCGTTTTTAAGTAGGCCCAAAACGCAACGAACTTCGCTTTAATCGTTTCCATTTGTCACCTATCTAGTGTGTCCATCGGGTGCAATTCATCTTGCGGTATCCAATAGCACGGTCGATTGTGGCCCTTGTCGCCCCAAAAACGCTCGACCTTACCTTCGACCGCATCAATCCAACCGGCCAGCCTATAGACGCCGTACTTGCCAATAACCAGCACAAAACGCCGGTCCGGGTCTTCGTCGTGCAGGATAAGACAGCCGTTCGGGTGCGGAGTGTATCGCACGTCGAATGATCCAGCGTCATTTGCCCGGATGCGTTCCGCACCGGTCCAGTAAATGCCCAACGCTTTGCAGACTGCAACTTCGGCGCAGCAACCTTCTATATCCTGTTCCCAACGGTTGTTATCGGGTTGCCCGTGCGTCCGTTGTGCATTTGCCGAGATAGCACGCACGCGACGTACTACCCCGGCATTAGCCGCCAGCATAATTTCTTGCGCTGACAGTTGGACCAGCATTAGCGGGTTTGTATTTCCTTGCCGTGATACTGGCGCTGTCCCGTTTGCCAGTCTTTCAGCAACTTCCGAAGCATTTGGTTTTCTTCATCCAGCGCAGCCACGCGGCCATTAAGAAACTGGATTTCTTCGCGCTGACGCTTGATCACAGCGTCGCCCCAAATCAATTTACTATCCATTGCGCGACCTTCCACGTTACGCCAACAAAAATACCCGTGACGATTGCAAGCAGGACGGTTCCGCCTATCCCAACGATCACGGTTGTTACTTTGTCTTTCGAATCTGTATTCATAAGAGTTGCCGACTACGCGCACGGCGTCGGCGTACCGCTAGGGGGGCGTGGCGCGATCACGCGTTAATCAAAACGGAATTTCGTCGTCGAATTCTGGATCGACAGCCGGGGCCGCTTT